CGGACGACATGCCGACCAGAGAAGAACTTGCGATTTGGCTTAGTGAATTCATGTCTCAATCACAAAAAGCAAATGCGATGTACCGCAATCACTTCTGCAACCTTCTGGTAGCGAAACTCTATTCAGAGTTCGGGATAGAGGGCATGTGTGAACTGATGATGGCGATAGACAAGCGCTCTGGCTGGGTGTCTGACATCATCATCGAGGACAACGATATTCATGACATACTCTTTCGTGAGTACGGCGTGTTCGACAATGACGCAATAATCAAAGCCAGAATGAGCAATCAACTTACAGAAATGAATAAGAAAATCTGGAGATTGCGCAAGAAGTACGCAAAGCTTATTGCCGAGGAAATAGCCTCTGGTAATACTGCAAAAGTAAAAGAATAACTACCTACTAGAGGCTCTCTCCATTAGGTTGAGTATCAACTGAACCGCCCCATCAGCCTCGGCGAATTCTCCGCCTTCCACTGCTGCGTTTACTACCGTTCTTTTGTTATCTATTAGTGAGTAGATGTATTCATCTATGGTTCCACTCGTGAGCATGTATGTCGCTGTGACTGAACCCTTCTGCCCAATGCGGTGAAGTCTGGAGTATGTCTGGTCGACATCTGCGGGTGTCCAGGGCAGTTCCATGAACAGACACTCCTCTGACGAAGTGAGAGTGTGTCCAGTCTTTGCAGCCTGAATAGAAAGCACGATTACGGGTGCTTCCTCTACGGATAGCGTCTGGAACTTCCTCTTGTTCTCCTCTACTTCCTCGACCCTCATTCCACCCTGGATACGCAGGTCGCCGAACTTTCTGGCTATTTCCTCAACCACGTCTCTATGGTGTGCAGCAACAACGACTTTCTTTCCGTTATCCACTCTTTCTTGTATCCATTCCATCGCCGCTTCCATCTTGGCTTTAGCAGCCAGTCTCCTCAATACCGAAAGCCTGACCAGATGCTCGTTAGCTTCTGCTCTAATCATTGCTGACATAGCAGCGTTGTACGAAGGTAGTCCTTGCTCTATCGCCAATTGCCTGGCTCGCTCTGCGATGTACATCAAGATGTCTTGCTCTGCCTTAACGTAATCTTTCATCGCAGCAGCAGAACCATCAACGACTAAGCGACTATGGACTACTGGCGGAAGTTCTGATAGCACTTGGTCCTTGGTGCGGCGTATGTAGCATGCACCACGTAGTCGTTCGTTTAGTTCGTCTAGGTGTGAGTTGCCGCTTAGGTTCCACTGACCAAATCTGTCTTGATATGCGGCGCAATACCTACGATAGAAGCCCCATAAACCACCGAAGTCTTTTAGTCTCCCGAGTATGTCGAGTTGGCTTGCATACTCTGCTGGTCTGTTCGTCACGGGTGTTCCGGTTAGGCATAATACCGGCGTATTCTTTTTGCTGCTTCTGGCTATCTTTACTGCAGCTTTTGTTCTTTGTGCTGTTGATGTCTTGCAGTAATGACTTTCGTCGAATACGTAGGCACCGTGTTCCAGTAGTTGGGCTTGCCATGCCTGGATATTGCTATACCCAATTACAACCACATCATAAGAACCTTTGTCTGGGAATGTCTTTCTGTTCGTTACCGAACTCACTCTCCGGTGCGGCACCCACTTCGATATCTCGTATGCCCAGTTCAGTACGAGGCTTGGTGGACACACAACAACTGCCGGATACGTATCTCCATCTCGAGCCGATAGATACTCGAGCGTTGCTATTGCTTGGATTGTTTTACCAAGACCCATCTCGTCTGCGATGAACGTGCGTCGTGCATTGGCTGCGTACGCAACTCCGGCTTTCTGGTACGGGAGAAGTTCTCCGGTCAACCCAGGTACGACTATGTCTGCATCTGTCGACCTTGACGCTTCGATGAGCGTATTTATTTCAGCATTCACTTTCTTTGATATTGCCATCACCTCTGCGTCTATGGCAACATCGAAACCGTTCGCCCATTCGATGACTTGCGAGATTGATGACATCGGCGCACGCCATGAGTATCTATCGCCGTCCCATGACACGGCCGGCACTTTCTTTACTGCGGAGATGATTACTCGCTCGTAAGGGAACTTCATGTAAATCATGTCATCATGAAGCGACACACGCTTTTCGCCTTGTGATGTGATGCTCTTGGGCGCTGGGAATTTTAAAATATCTGGAGTTATCTCGAACTCGTACTTGAGGGCGAACTCACGGGCTGAGGAAATAGAAGTAATGGGCACACGCCAGACACGAGAAATCTTGTCCCATCTGGCCCCCTCTACTCGCTTCATTTCATTGACCTGCTCCTGCTCAAAGGGGAAGTCAAAGATAAGCTCTTTATTGTCCAGAAACATCCTCATTGGACAAGTCTATTCCAGAGGTGTAACCACTGACGGGCCACGTACGAGCAGCCATCGAAGGGAATAAGACGGTTCTCGTAGTGACCCGCCAGAGCCACCACGTAAGTCACCCTACAGATGCGGTATCAGACTAGCCACGAGATATCATGTAGTTCTTATGAACCAAAGCTACTCTCACTTTAAATGTGTTGTATGTGGGCTCCCCGTTGACCCATCCAATAACAACGTGGAAAGGCTTGGCGTTGTCTGGCTTAGGTCAAGCGGCAAGACCGTTAACCGGGTTGTAGAGGAACTGCACTCATACAAGCATGACTTCTGTAATGACAAGGGGATGACCGACTATGTCCAAGATGCTCTCTTCTAGAATCAAATCAAGGCTCTCAAACATACGGGCAGTTATCTATTGGAAGAAGAACAGTCTTCTCGCCCCACCATGTGAGCACTGTGTCTTCGAAGTCACAAAGATGCCAAACATTCGTGGCCGCATGAAGTACTACCCGATTTGGGTCACGTGCACGAATCCAGAGTGGGGCGGGCCGGCAAATGATGGGTGCCAGTGGGGAAACGTTTAAGTTATCGGAAGCCCCCCGTCTCCGGTTAAAGCGGGGCTCTGCCCAATTGTTAGAGGCTGTCCTCCAAATCTTCGTAGGCGTCCTTGTCAGAAATAAACTCATTTCCCTGGTCGTCGAACTCCTCTAGCAGAAACATCTCGTAATGAATCTTGCACCAAATGAAGTCGGTAACTAAACGTGTTTTTCCAATGTCAGAGCAGCGTTCGCAGTAAGTTGTCATACGGCCATCGTATCAGTCAAGGTACAAACTAGCCGAGTTATCTATTAGTGATTCCTTTCCGGAATGTTTTCGGTTTTCTTTGCAGCTAAGCACATTGCAGCTCCCACGCTGGCAAGCCCCGCTAGACACGGTTGACGACGGGGCTCTCCAGAGGCGCTGCCGAGAGCAGAACAAAGTGTGGCTAGTTTGTACCGTGCCTAGTATCGTGAGAGTATCCACACCAACAAAGGGGAAAACATGAATACCATGCAAAAGATAAAAGCCCAAGACCTAAAAGAAGGTATGAAAATTAGTTGTGTAGTCAATGGACTACAAGTATTTCCAGCACCACTGGAATTGACGGAAGTGATTATCGTAAAAGATGATGAGGACGCCGACAATTCATTCGTGGAAATTGAGGGATACACAATTACTGATAAAGAATTAGTGTTCTCATCTTTTTCTTTTGATGAAGAAGTAGAAGCCTTTTTGCCAAGTGCAAAGACGGGAACATTCTACGACTATCTGCCCGAAGGTAATTTCACCGAAGAAGATTTATGGTCAGCGATAGCCGAACAGCACGGACTAGACCCATCAGAAATTATGGACGGCGATTTAGCCGAGTGGCTTTAGTAGTCACCACTAAATAGTTATCTATTAGAGAGAGTGACCTACTTCGGTGGGTCACTCTCTCGCTGTATGTATGGACGTAAATAGTTATCTATTAGTAGTAGTGACGTGCATAAATAGTTATCTATTAGTAATAGATAACGTCTAAACCTTATTGCGATACTGCCATACGTGAACTAGTGGATACAAAGTACCGAGACACTCTAAATCTATTTCTTCATTATCTATATCTGGAGTAGTGCAGAACATACTCGCTTTAGCGTCTATCCCGTTATAGTTGTCTGGGTAGTTCTCTCTTACCGTTGCCACAAAATCATCAAATTGTTTTCTTCCGATATTCGCAAGTAGTGCTAGTTGGCAAGCGAATAAATCTGGCTCGGTAATTTTCGGCATAGTTAGAGATAGTGTCGCGCGATTATTTCGCTTTACGTCTTTCCAATTCTTCCCAAATTGTTCCGTCAATACTTGCTTCACTTCTTTATGTTTTATTCCAAAGTGTTTTGCAATATCGCATACTGGTACTTCATCAAGAAACATCTCACATATGTATTTATACAATTTGGAATTGAGCGATATCTCGGTCATGGCGTTCCCCATAGTTATCTATTAGTAATAGTTATCTATTAGTAGTATTTCGCTTTCGCCTCTACGGGTGAACAGGGCTATCGCTTCACTGCGATTTATCGTTCGCTCTAGGACTATCGGCTCATCTCCATCACGCGCTAGACGTTCTGAAAACCACTTTGCCCTACTCTGGTCAAGCGTCCATGAGAACCCATCTTCGTTCTGCCCTGCAATGCACCCACGATAAACGGTAAATGTTTCTGGTAGTTCTTTGTACTGCTCGTACTCATCAGCGTCCATCATCAAGTGACGGTCACTCCTATCGGCGGTAAGTAGTTCGTGGATTAGGTATTTCTCTTGCCACATATTTTCCGTGCCGATACATACGTCAGCGAGTAACGCCCAATACTCGGCGTCAGTAAGTAGGTTCTCAATGGAGTCAAAAGCGTTTATACGGTATGGCTTTTCGTGGAGATAAACGTAGGTGCTGTACTGCTCGTTCTCTATCGCTCGCTCTATCGCGATTTTCTTTTGGGTATAGAGCAGATTTATTGTCGCTGTATCAAGTACGCCAACGATATGCACGTATGGGTGAGATACGCGCTTGCCAAATACTTCACACTCCACAACGTAGTCATGTAGTTCTTCTAGTAGTTCTTCCATGTCTCTAAATGTACCAGTGACGTATCAGAATTGCAATAGTTATCGGAAGCCCCCCGTGTTCAGCCAAAAAAATAGCCAAAACAAAACAGAAGGAAGCCCCGGCAAAACTCTGGCGCGCCCACCAAAAGAGGTGTGCTTGCCCTCAAGGTGCGGGGCTCATGCTGGGTTGGTCGAATGCCGGTCTGTCCACGTCACTATCGAACAGCGGCTAGTCTGTACCACGGGTGGTAGGCTGCGCGTGGCGCAAGCCACCAACTGAAAGGGGACAAGATGAAGAAGACAGTCGAGTGCGGTGTCTGCGGACACAGCGAAGCAACTCACTACCACGAGACCGAGACTGTTCACGAAAGCGGACAGGGCGAGTTCATGTGCTGCAGTTGCGACCACGGCTCGGGGGTTTGCCAATGAGAAGGACAATCGAGTGGCGGCTCACCGAAGCTCAGAAAGAGGCAATCCTTCGGGCAATCATTCACTGCCCGACAATTGTCGGCGATGGCGAGGAAGAGCTCAGTCGACACAGAGCCAATTCGGCTCGAGTGTCGGCGGAGCTCGAGAAACTTGGCTGGAGTGAGGGCTCTCTTTGGGAGTACCTCAACGGGGACACCCGCCGAAAGGCGAAGTCTCGCTGAGCTGCTCGCGGGGGTCTCGAACCCTCCGGGCACTCGCCCAGCAAGAGCCCCGGCTAAACACGAAACACGCGGGGCTTTCCCCCGAAGGGGAAGGCTTAGGCGTCACGGGGGGCTTCCGATAACTCTGGCGCACCCTCTCGCTTCGCTTCGGGCTTGCCCACAAGCGAGCCGACTATCTCTAATAGATAACTCACCTATCTCTAATAGATAACTTGTCAAGTGTGTACCTTGTCCAGTATGATGATTACTAATAACCACTAACCACGAAGGGAATAAATAATGGAGATTATGGAACTAGCCGAGCGAGTAGAGAGTGAAGTAAACGACACTCTCGGGTTTGACCTAAAGCAAGCCCTACTTGTATCCGTTACAGACGGACTATTTGGAGTTCACTTGTCAGCACCACTTACTCACGGTGATGTCTATGAACTATTGGAGAGCGAGGCTTCATTGGAGTTGGCTAAGCGTTCGGAGTATGTCGCTATCGTTACTTGCGGTTGGGCTGCGCCTATCCGAGACAATGATGATGATGATGACGCAGTAGCACCAAGCCAGCACCCAGAGCGTAGGCGTGTCCGTCTAGTCGTACTTGCTAGCCGTAGTTCAGTATCCAGCGTGCTTCGCTTCAGCGATACGCCTGATGAAGTAGTTACTGACGCAGGCAAGGCTACGGGTTCACTCGCAGACGCTATCCACCAACTCATATCTAAGACCGTTAGAAACTCAAACTAACTACTAATAGATAACTCAACTCACGCCACGACACTCACCCCCCGAGTGTCGTGGCGTTTAGTTATCTATCACTAATAGATAACTCACCCACCAACTCACCCGAGAGCGCACCAACGAGCCGACGGGTCGGAGCCCCGCGCCAAAGCGTTTTCATCGGGGCTTTCCCCCGACAGGGGACTGCGCCGTAGACGGGGGGCTTCCGATAACCACATCACTCTTGTATCCTGTTCGTGCGTTCTATCACTAATAGATAACTCGGATAAAGGGGTAGTCAAATGGATAACGAACAAGCACTACGCATAGCCCTCGCTATAAAGACTTGGGATAGCCACGCTCTATGGGGTGGTGACTATGTCAGTAACAGTAGTCGCACTCTGAACGGTCAAGACTTCATAAACCTTCGCACACTCACCGACATAATCGCAGATAGAAATGATGATGATTATGAAATTGCTAATCAAATAGTCGCAGACGTTGTTAGCAACAGCGACACAGTTACATTTTCTAATGGTGACACTATGCCGTTCGTAACTCTGTGTTGGCTTATCGGCACAATTATTGAGGTAGACCGTGAGTATCAGGCTCTAAGTGTTACAGACCGTGAAGCGAGTATTCGTGGATACAACACAGTCATAGACGCATTAGAAGAAATGAAAAAAATAAATACTGATGATGAACAGACTGAATAGAAAAATAGTTATCTATTAGTAATAATCCACTATCACTAATAGATAACTTTGCGATTAGTAATCGTCAGAGTACTCACGCTCGTAGTAGTACTCGGTGTACCTATCCTCTTGCGCTTTCACGATAGACGCTTCCTCGTTCCAGTGTGAGTAGTCACTGATAGACGAGTGACGTTCATTGTTCCCACTACGGCTCTGCTTGCGTTCCTCGTAGTAACACTTCTCGCACCATAGGTTGTCGTGCTTGTCCACAATGAAGCCAAAGGGCAGGTCAGTTCGCTCATTTAGTTCTGACCAGTTTGCAGGCTCGTCACAATACACGCACTCGGTCATACAGGTATCGGTTTCGTATTCAGTGCTCATAATTATTTCTCGCTTCCTTGCTTCAGTTTTCCAATGATTACAGCAACCCATAGCGGACTAGATAGAAATAATGCGCTTAGGAATACTTCTGTGATGATGTTCATTTTTTCTCCTTTGGTAGTTATCTATTAGTGGTTAGACGTTCTTGGCGCACGTTGCACCCATACCACGGGCAACGCTCTTTGGGTCGGTAAGGTCTGCACCGCAAATAATGCACATTGAGTACAGCAAACCCAATTCAGCACACTCCTCAACCGTCATACGGTTGTCTGGTGTCAGTTTATAAATGCCACCACGCTCGTACTGAAAACGCTCTGACTTGGTGGTTGCCTCTGGGATAAGACGCATAGCGTAAAGGTTGCCACTTTCCCTGCTTCGCTTCACACGGAATACTCCGTCAGCGTTTCGGTACATACCAATTTCAGTTACAGGATTAGCCTCTGCCTTTGCACGAGACTTGTCACGTTCTACGCCCTTCTCAACGGCTTCTATCTGCTTGATACTTAGCGTTCCGTACTTGCGGAACGATAAGAGCAAACTCGCATAAAACGAGTTGCCTTCATAGTTGAGTTCTAGATACGAGACTGCCGTATCTAGGCGGTTGGTTGGAACTTCGCTCATAATGACCCCCTGTGTGGTTGTAGTGGTACTACAAGCCTAGTAAGTCATTTACAGACTTACCAGTATTTGAGAGTTATCTATTAGAGATAGTTCGGGTATCAAAGTTATCTATTAGCGGAACAGACCAACAGACGTAGTGTGGGCTTCTCTGGTCAAGTGTCCTGCCGTAGTCAGCCACAGAGCGAACTCGTTCACAGCCGTTACAAGTTCAGTCATTGAGACACCCCACTCCTCGCATTGGTTGTCAAAGTGACCACCTGCGATATCGCCCCACACAGCCTCTACGGCTTGCGCCCCAGTCGTGGCGAGCGTGAAATAGTTTTCTGTAAGTATTTGGATTAGTTCGTTC